GGTGGCGTGGTGATCTCACCGACTGGCGAGGTCCTGGTGGCTGGTTTGCCGCTGTATAAGCACCAAAATGTTACCACCGGCAAGATCTACGTCGGGGACTTTACGGCGCTTTACATCGTCCAGGGTGGAGCCTTCTCTATCAGGACGAGCGAGCACCACAGCGACAACTTCACCAAGAACAAGGTGACCTTCCTGGCAGAAGCGCCGATCGGCGTCGCCCTGGAAGCGGCCCAGGCCTTCGTGAAGAAAACCATCTAAGGCTCTTTTTTGCTTTGGTGTTTATATTTTGAGTTTAGGCCGGCGGGAGGGCCCTGTAGGTCCTCCCCCGGCTTTTTTAATTCTGTAGTTTATGCCGATAGGAGCTTTGTCCACCATCGTCCCAGTCACCAGGAGCGTCCTCCTGACCCAGGCCAAGAGCGTCCTGGATCTGGGGATCGGCTTCGGGATTAATGGCTGTGCAGTTAGGAACTGGAAGGACGCCGGCGTGGAGCCCTTTGGGACCCGCCTGGTCGGCGTGGAAGGCTTCCCACAATACCGGACAGCGGTCTGGGATCTCTACGATGAGATCCACGAGATGACGATCCAGCACTACCTGAAGACTCACTCCGAGAAGTTCGACGCGATCCTGATGACTGACGTGATCGAACATTTTGACAAGGAGGAAGCCCTCCTGGTGATCTCCAGGATGAAGGATCTACTGAACCCCAGGGGCGTGATCGTGATCGTGACCCCGGCCATCTGGATCTCCCAGGGGGCCTATATGGGGAACCACCTGGAGACCCATAAATCACTATGGACCCCGGACGACTTCCGCGTCCTGGGCTTTGCTATCATCCAGGACGGAAGCCTGGACCTGTATGGCTACCAGATGATCGTGGCCGAATACCTGTATAAATGAATAAGAAAATATTAGCCGCCGTTCACCTCTACCCGCCGAAGCACCTTTGCGGGGGAGAATTTTATCTTCACCGCCTCCTGAAGAAGCTCCAGGGGGAAGGCTGTGAGTGCAGGGTCCTCCTTCTCAACGCCCAGTTTTATGGGATTACCAGGGTCTACGTCTACGACGGGATCGAGGTCTACCCGAACGACCGGGACGTCATCCTGGCGAACCTGGAATGGGCGGACGCCTTCATCACTCACCTGGACTACACCCCGACCGTGATCGGCTTCGGCCAGGTCTACAAGAAGCCAGTCATCCACCTGGTCCACAATAATCACCGCCGCCCGGACATCCTCCAGGAGAGGATCGGCCAGGCGATCATCTATAACAGCGAGCACGTCGCCCGCTCGATCGGCTACCCCTTCCCTTCCATCGTCCTCCATCCCCCCTGCAACTGGAGGGACTGGGACGATGGCCAGGATCACAGCCAGGCGGACTTCATCACCCTGGTGAACCTGGACGGGAACAAGGGCGGGAAGATCCTCACCCAGATCGCCCTGGCCATGCCAGATAAGCGCTTCCTGGGCGTGACTGGGAGCTACTCCTCCCCACCGGAGGAAGGCCAGCACATCCGCCAGCCCGCTAACGTGACCGTGATCCCCAAGACTTCCAGGATGAAGTCCGAGGTCTATGGGCGGACCAGGATCCTGATCGCCCCCTCTAAATATGAGAGCTGGGGGATGGTGATGACTGAAGCCCAGGCCTCCGGGATCCCCGTGATCGCGACCGCCCTCCCTGGGCCAATGGAGAACTGTGGGAAGGCCGGGACCTACATCGAAGACCGTGAAGACATTGACGCCTGGATCCGAGCCATTAGGTCCACGGAAAACCAATCAACCTACCAGGAGAAGAGCCTGGCGGCGAGGCGGAGATCCAGGGAACTGGATCCCGATAAGGAGCTACAGGTCGCCGCGGACTGGATCAAAAATGTTCAGTATTTTCATTTACTACAGTCTGACAGGGGGACCGTCTCTACGGCCGCCCCTATTATTTCAAACAGATCCAAGGATGGAAAATTTACCAAGAAAGAAGCCGGAGCAGCGAAGCCACCAGCCCAAGCGGGAGCGAAGCCACCGGCCAAAAAAGCAGCAATATGAACACAATCATAAGCCTACCAATCGTGACCACCGACCTGGCGACCGAGCCGGTGACCCTCCAGGAAGCCAAGGACTGGATGGCCGTGAAGACGACCGAGGAGGATGACATCATCGAGGACCTGATCACCAGGGCCCGCCAGATGGTGGAAAAATACACCGGGCTGAGCTTCGGGGAGAAGGAGATCACCGCCGTGATCCACGCCGATGGCTGTGGGACGCCCTACGCCCTACCCTACGGGCCGACGATCTCCATCACCTCAGTCCTGAACCGCGTGGCCTTCAGCTCCTCGGAGGTGATGGTGGACGGCCAGGACTACCAGCTCCAGGCTGGTCTCTTTGTTTGCCGGGTCGCTGGCCTGATGGAGATCGTCTACGAGGCGGGCTTCCTGGTCCTCCCGGAAGAACTGAAGGGGGACATCCTCAGGGTGGTCGCCTGGCTCTTCCAGAACAGGGGGATCCGCTTCGAGGCCGACACCGAGCCGCTTCCCTTCCCTGAATGGAACAGCCTGGCCGCTAATAAGTACGTTCAAACAGTCGTATAAGATGAGCAGTAAACAGAAGCCGATCACGATCACCTCCAAGGACATCACGACGATGTCTAACAAGCTGAAGCGCCTGGGGCCAGAGTATGAGAAGATCGTCGGGATGGAGATCGCCGCCACAGCTGTGGACATCGAAAGGATGGCCAGCCAATGGGCGCCGATCGACAAGGGCTTCCTGAGGAACTCGATCAAGGCTTCCAAGATGGCCAGCGCTACCTGGAAGGTGAGCGCTCAGGTATTTTACGCGGCCTATATGGAATTTGGGACCGGGACGATGGTGGAGATCCCCCGCGGGATGGAAGAATACGCCAAGGACTTCATGGCCCCCAGGCCCGTGAAGATGGAAGTGAACATCCCCGCCAGGCCCTTCTTCTTCCCGGCTTACCGGAAGGGGATCAAGGATCTCCAGGGACGCCTGGCCGATGAACTGAAACGAGCAACCGGAAAAAAATAACAGTATGAAGGATCCAGCTGAGTCAATAACGAACATCTACGCGGGCCTCCTGGCTGGTCTGACCTATGGGGGCCAGGCCGTTCCTTTTTTCACCAGCGAGCCCTGGCAGTCGGTCCCCGATTACTTCGTCACCCTGCAAAATATTGAGATGAGCCCGGAGAACGACGACGCCCGCTTCAGATCTGTGGCGACCGTGACCCTGGACATCGTGACCAAGATGACCGGACAGAACACCAGGACCCAGGCCAACGCGATCGCCACCCAGATCCTCCAGGCCCTCCTTCCAGGAACGGGTCACCAGGACGGGGACTTCGATGTCTGGATCCGGGAAGCCTCCAGCCCTGGCTTCCTTCACAGCCAGAAGGGCCCCGTGAACATTAACCGCAAGATCTTAAATATCGATAATTACATCACCGAAAAAACGTAAAACTATGAGTGCAGTCCCTGGGCGGCTTGTCCCCCTCCTTCTATCATTTGACGCCGGCGCGACTTATAAAACGCTGATCTGTCTCCAGCAATTCGATGAGGCGATCGACGCCCCGATCGACGAACAGGAGACCGATTGCGGGAAGGTCACATCGCCGGGAACTATTGGCGCCGTGATTAATTTCCAGGCGATCTGTGAGACCAATCCTTCGCCGACTCAATGCACGTTGCAAGACTGCAAGCTGGCGATCAAGGCCGGGACCCTGGTCTATGTGAAGTATATGAACCCGGCGGACGCCTATGTGGCCGAGGGCGAGGCTTTTTACTCAGCCTATGCCGCGTATCTGTCCAACGTGACCACGACCAAGGTGACAGCCCAGGCCATCGCCTTCTCCGGGACGATCAACTCGACCGGCGACATCGACGTGGAAGTCTAACTTTTAAAACTGTAGTATTATGAGTATTGAGCCACAGACGGGGGGCTATATTGCCGCCCCTATTATGGGCCGGACCAGGGGCCTGAAGTTCGGGAACCTGGCCGCCGAGAACATCGTGATCAAGCTGGCCCAGCTGGGGATCGCCACCGGGGGAAACTACTCCGGGACCATGATCGCCGTCATCCTTTACTGGGGGCTGTTTAACAACTGTATCGCCAAGAACCAGGACGTCGACTTCACCTTCGAGGAGGTCCTGGACTGGGTGGACGATGTGAGCACAGACCCGACCCAGGAGATCACGGACACCCTGACCAGCGTGGTCCGCTGCTACGAGGAGAGCAAGGCCGCCAGGGTAGTCCTCCAG